ATGGGGTTCGATGCGAAGAAGGCCAAGGCTCTGGCGGCTGGGGAGCACATTATTGTCGATGATGCTCCTGGCCTGCGACTTGTGGCTACTGCCACGCGCAAGACTTGGACATACAGATACAAAAGCCCCATCGATGGGCGCATGCGCCAGGTGGCCATGGGGCAGTGGCCTGCCATGACCTACGCTGCGGCGCTGGGTGTGTGGGATGAATTGCGCACCAGGCGTGATGCCGGCGAAGACTTGGCCAAGGAAAAGAAGCGTGCCGGCGCGGTGGCCAAGGCCAAGGCGCATCTCAAAGAGGCGCAGGGCATCTACACCGTCGAGCGCTTGATCGAGGACTATCTGCAGGGCCATGTGGAGCGGCACCGAAAGCTCAAGGGGCAGAAGGAGACGCGGCGCCTGATGTTGGGCTACAGCGATTTCCTGCTGCCCATGAAGCCAGAGGATGTGAAGCGCACGCATGCGTTTGCACTGCTGGAGAAGGTCGGTGCGAGCACGCCTGTCCTGGCCAACAATTTGCGCACGGAGCTGGGTGCGGCCTGGGACTATGCCCTCGATGCTGGCCGGATCTCTGAAGAGACCCCTAATTGGTGGCGCCTGATACTCAAGGGAAAGCTGCGCAGCCGGGGGAAGATCGTGGATGGCGAGCACCAGGGGGTAAACCTCCGTGCACTACAAGGTGCTGAGGTTGTGGCGCTGATCCGATTTTTGCCCAACTTGTCCAGCCTGCTGGATGATCTATTTACGCTGTACCTGTGGACGGGCTGCCGTGGTTCCGAGCTGGTGCAGATGATGGGCCAGGAGGTTACTCAAGAGTCGGATGGCTGGTGGTGGACCATCCCGCGTGGCAAGCTCAAGATGGCTCGCAATGACCTGGCAACTGATTTGCGTGTGCCTTTGGTGGGGCGTGCCCTGGTCCTGGTGCGCCGGCGCATTGCCGCATATGGTGCTGGTTACTTGTTCCCCTCGCAGCCTGGTTCGATCTTGCCCTATGTTGAGCAGAAGGTGCTTGGTGTCGCTGCGTGGTGTAGTCGGCCAGGAACCAAGGGCCGACTGGGTGCCAATGGAAAGATGAAGCTGGATATTGAGCCATGGGCGCCGCATGACCTGCGCCGCACGGTGCGCACGACGCTGGCCATGTTGGGATGCCCGGATGGTGTGGCCGAAGCGGTGCTGGGGCATTTACCCAGCGGGATCGTCGGCGTTTACAACCGACATAGCTATGACAAAGAGCGTCGGGGGTGGTTGACTAGGCTGTCTGAGCACTGGGAGCAGCTCGTCCAGTAGCAATCTGTAGTGGTTGTCCAGCATTGATTGTTATCCGAAGGCCGTCGCTAACCTTTTAAGAAAATCTGAGATGTTAGCCAATAGTAGGCTAGCATGCTAACTGGCTTAATCAAGCTCTTGGCTTCAATCGCTACTGTATTGGAAAGCAAAAATGACTATCCACGTATTCATAGACAGCTGTGCTTGGAATTACTTATACGAGAATGAAGTCGATCTCGAAAAAGAATTGCCGCCTGACCGATTTTCAATCCGCTTAGTTCGAGAGGTCGAAATAGAGCTTCAAGCAATTCCAGATGTTGGTGGTGATGGTGTCGATAAGTCGGGATTAAAAGCTTTTATCCGGCGGAATATCGAGAGGCTGCCTGTCACTACCAGCTATACATTTGGGTTCGCGACCCTTGAATCTGATGGTACGCCTTCAAAGACGCAAGTGTATGGTGGATTTAATGTAGGAACGTTTCAACCTAAAGAGGAGAGGGACTTCTATGCAAGATCTGAAATTCAGCAGCAACTTCAAAACGGCAAGAAAACTAAATCGGGTTTGGGGAAAAACGAAGCAGATGCTTCGCTGGCCGCTAAATCCGTTCTCAATATTGTTCTGACGAATGAGCGCATGAACAAAAGTGGTCCTCTTAGGGTGGCCTCTGTCTCGGGTGGCCGAGTTATATATCTAGAAGATCAGGTGCTTCCAAGTGGATTAAAAATTGGTGATTTCATAGATTCTCTCGATACATGATCCTATCGTGTGCCAAGTTAAGCATGGAGATTTATTGAAAGTACTATTTTGTACTGTTTATATAGCTGCGGTCCTAAGCTAGAAGTTTTTCGTCAACTGCCAATAGGGTGTACATTGTCTCCTGCGCAGTCTCTACGTGTGATAGCTGTAGCCTTGCTTCTCCGTGGTTTCTTTGCCCCTGTGTTTTCAGGCGGCAGCAGGTCAGACAGCGGCAGCCCGGCAAGCCAGGCGTCAAGTTCTGAACGCAGCCAGGCAACGCGGCGGCGACCGGGGAAGCGCCGGGCCTTCGGCGCGGTTCCGTCCTGGACCATCTGTTCAAACATGGTGATGCCTACCGAGCAGTAGGCCGCAGCCATTTCTTTGTCCAGTGCGCCGGGGGCGCAGTTGAGTGCAATGGTGGCCATGATCAGGCTCGCTTTCTTTGTTCTTGTTTGTAGGTTGTCAGGGTGGTCATGCTGTTGTCTGCCTGGTAGACATCGCCGCCGGCGGACTTGGTGCGGGCCACCAGTCGCTGTGCAGCCAGGTGCACTTCGCGTGCGGTGAGCTGCTGCAGCTGGTACTCGTGCAGATCCAGCATCGCGCCCAGTGCATCCAGCTCGTGGAAGTGGATATCGCTGGGCACCCAGTTCTCGGCATAGCCGCTGCGCTCCTGGTAGGAGGCGCAGGCCTGGAGCGCGGCCGTGATGTGCTCCTGCAGGCCGCGCACGACGCCCATCTGCTCAATCACTTGTGCAATCAGCATGCTGGAATGCAGAACCACGTATTCGTTGTGCGTGGCCACGCCCTCGCGCATGTGCGCAAAGGCCGGGCGCAGTGAGCCCATGGTCTCGGCAACCTCGGCAGGCGTGAGCTTGCTGTTGTGCTGATTGAAGACCATTAGGGGGTTGCTTCCGCGCTTGGGGCCTGGCTTGTAAAAGTGACGGTGGCTCATGGGCGGGACTCCTTGATTTTTCGACCGGCAAGCATTGGCTGCAGTGGCACGCCGATAGCGGCCGCACGACCAATGCTGGCAGCGGGTAGCCGGCGCTTGCCGAACGTCACGGCGCCATAGTTGGTCGCGTCCAGGCCGAGCACGGCCGCAAACTGGCCCTTGGTCAGCCCGTATTCCTTGCGGCGCTGTTCCAGTGCCTCGGCTTCGGTGAGGCCCGACGCTGTTGTGCATGCGTCTGCACGGTGCTTCAGATCCTTGATCAGCGCGGCCTTGGCCTCCTTCAGGGTGTCGAAGTCCGCGACCTGCTGCTGGCCGCGCATCAGCAGGTGGCCAATCACTTGATCGTTTCCGCTGAATGGTTCGTGCAATGGTGATACGTTCGGCATATTCACAGCAATGCTCCCTGTACTTCGATGTCCCGGCGGTTGTAGCCATCGCGGTAGCCGCGTCGATAGTCGGACTCCGCGTCACGTGCGTCTAGCTGAGCAACCAGCTTCAGCCTGCGCAGTTGCTCGCGAGTCCCTGATACATCGCAGACCTCGTCCTTGATGGGGGTTCCTCCGTTCATGCCTCGGCCTTCGCCCGATGCGCTAATGAACGCGGCGATAAGTCGCGCCTCCGCCGACTCATGGCCGCACCACTTGTCGAGTGCATCCACTGCTGTCCTATAGCGGCTGATTCGTGATGAGGCGGCCTTCATATCGCTGCGAAGGTCTCGAAGGGAAAAGTGCAGGTTTACAGCCCATATGAAACAGACGCAGAAGCCAATGAAATAGATTGCTTCAGCCATCATTTCCCCTTTGCTGCTGCGATGGCAGCTCGGATTGCCTCGCGCGGGGTCGCTCCTGTCCCACGGAGGCTCGGATTGCCGTCATCGTTGTAGACCTCGGCATCCCATGGGCCTTCATACTCGGGCACCACTGCGATGCGCTTTTGCTCCATGGCATCAAGCAGCGCGCTGTCATCCCCGGCGGCGTCTGCCCTTACCTTTGTCGCAATACCCTCGCCGCGAGCCGCCAAAAAGGCGCAGAAGTTGGCAACGTCCACGGGGTCGCCTTTGTCAACGTGTTCGCGCAGCAGTTTCGACAGCCACTCACGAGTGCACTCAGAATCATCCCAGCCGCCATACCCTTTGGCGCGCTGCTTTGCCAGCTTGGCTTTCATTGCCGCAGACAGTTTGTCCACCGCAACGTCGTCGCGGTGCTGCGCAGGTAGTCCGATCGGCCGGCGATTCCAGCGGGCGGAAACTGCCTCGCGTGTGGCCTCGATCATTCCGCAGCCGCACGCGCACTCAATGACGTGGCTGCCCTGGTGGTCGGGCATCTTTCCGCCGGCGAACTGGAGGACGTGGGTATGCGGCTCGATTGCGTATTCGGTGGGCTGCTGGCCACAGAACGGGCAGTGCAAGAGTGTGGTCATGCTCATTGGATCACCTCAACTTCAGAGATATGGAAAGCCACGCGAATGGGTTTGCAGCGCGGGGCGCGCACGATGGAGACGTCTACGGCCTCGGGGCCAATCTGGGCCACGACCGTGCCCTCGTAGCCAATCCAGGGCTTTTGCTGCTTGCCGGTAGCGTTCTTCAGGATCTGCACGCGCTCTGCCACCAGCTCCTCGGCAGTCCATTGCTTCGCTGCAGCCCCTTGCTTTGCGTCTGCGCCGCCCTGGCCATCGTCAGCGGCCGCAGCCTGCGCGTCAGCAGGCTGCTGGGCGTCATCGTCCGGGTAGGGGAAGTCGTCCTCGATCTCGGAGGCGGGCGGCAGACCATGAGCCGCTCTGGCGGCTACAGGGGCTGCTTTGTCGCCTTGCGCTTTAGCGCCTGATATGGGTGCCTGGGCGACAGCCACAGGCGCCCCTTCGTCGCCCTGCGCGGCTGCGGCCGCGCCTGATCCTTCCAACTCCTGCAACGCCTCAGCGATCTGGGCAGACGCATGCGCAGCGCTGTTTTTCGGCTTTTCGCTGGCCTGCGCAGCGGGCTTCTTGTCCTTTTTGGCCTTGCCTCGCCCGCCATCACCGCTAGCGCGCGCAGCGGGGTGTTGGGGTAGATCGGCCTTTGGGGCGGCAGATTTAGCTGCCTGGGCCTGCTCTGCGGCTTTCTTCGCGGCGCGTTGATTGGCCTTGGTCTGGGCTTTGACAGCTTCAATGTCCACACCGTAGTCGTTGGCCACCAGCAGGAGGCCTTCGTTGGCCGAGGTCTGGTCGAGCCAGCTACGGTATTCCACGTCGCCATACATCACCAGCAACTGCAGCACGTCGCCGGGGGTCTCTGTGTCTGCGATGAATTGCAGCAGGCCGGCCACAGGGGCGACTTTGCCCAGATCCAACAGCTTGCACAGCTTCTTGGCGCGGTCCTGGCTGTAGCCTCTAGCGATGTTGGTGGCCAGGTGGCGCAGCACGGCTTCGGTAGGACCTGCGCCGCCAATTTCGGTAACGGCGCTCCAGCTTGAAGTCAGTACATTCCAACGCCATTGCTCTTCATAGGCATGCTTTTCATCGCTGGCGGCCTTGCGTTTCGCGGCCTCGATGTCTTGCTGAGCCTCGGCTTCAAGCCGGGATGCTGCTTCCTGGTTGTCTGCGGCCTTGAGCAGTATCTGTGCCTGGTCCGATGTAATAACGGCTACAAATTGACCATCCTTGTGCGGGTTGGCTACAAGTGTCGGTTGGATGCCATGGGCTTCCATGGCCTTGCCGATGATCTTGCGCAGCGGCTTGTCTGTGGGGCTGTCGTTCTTGTCGTCCAGTCGCAGATAGCCTTTGACTTCGCTGCTCCATGAGTTGGGCATCAAGGCTTTGGCTTCCCGGCCCTCGATGATGGTTTGGCCGCGCTCCAGTGCTGCCTTCTTTTGCGCGTCTGCGTGAGCGTCTTCCTTGGCGTGGTAGCACTTAGGGTCTGTGCACACGTCTGCACTGTCCACGTCCTTGAAAAGGTCGGGATTCGCGCCTGTGCGTTTGCTGCAGTCCTTGCAACTGCCCACGCCTGGCAACAGGCTCGAGTCCGTCATTTTGAAAACAGCACTGTGCAGCTTGAGCATGTAGTTCTGCTGCACATGATCTGCGACTGCGCGGGCACCTGGCAGGTCACCGTGGTAGTTCCCGGTGGTGCAGTATTTGAGCGCTTTGCGCTGCAGCTCTTCGTCGGGGATGCGCGCAATGGTCAGCGCCTTGCTGAAATCAATCTTGCCTTCGCGCAAGGCCTCTCGGCTATCGGGGTAGAGGTCCAGCAGTTTGAGCCGCGCGTAAACATAGCCGCGACTCTTGCCAATCTTCGCTGCGACCTGATCGGCATTGAGGCCGCCATGCTGCATCAGCGACTCATAGCCCTCAGCTTCTTCCAGCTCGGTCACATCTTCACGCTGCAGGTTCTCGATGACCTGGGCTTCGAGCGCCTGTGCGTCGGTCATGGGGCGGATCATTGCGGGCACTTGCTGGACGCCTGCCAGCTGGCAGGCACGCCAGCGGCGCTCGCCGGCCACCAGCTCATACTCGGGCGCGGGCTGCTTGAGTGCGCGGGCTTCGCGGTGCGTGTCTTCCAGGCGGTGGCCTGGCAGAGGGCGCAGAAGGATGGGCTGATGCACGCCGCTGGCCGCGATGCTGTCTGCCAGCTCCTGCAGCTTGGACGGGTCGAAGTGCTTGCGCGGGTTGGTCAGGCTACGGGCAATGCTGGTGATGGCCACATGGTCCATGCGCTCGCCGGCGCCGGGCATTGGCATGGCCTGGCTAATGGGGTCTTGCGTGTCAGTCATGCTGTTGCTGCTCCATTGCAGGCCACTTGGCCGGTGGGAGGGTTGGCGTAGGTCGTAGCGTTATCCGTCCATGTGTGACGTTTGCGAAATTCCTGATCGCGGTAAGCGAGGCCCATGCCGCAGTGCATGCATTTGCGGCTTTCATGGGTGTAGGGCTTGCCATCGCTAGTGCGCAGATGCAGCGTGACGGTCTGGCCTTGTGTCATGCTGCCTCCTGGGCTTTGCCGAGCTTGGCCAGCAGCGCATAGGCCTGCTTGTGCAGGTGGGCGATGCTGTGGCTGTTGACCAGCTGGTAGTCGGGGCCGAACTCGGCGCCTGTGGTTTCGCTGCTGTGCGAACCTGGCTGCGGCTCAAAGCCGGGGCGGGTGATCTGCCACAGGCTGGCGCCCAGTTCGCGCAGCAGTTCGGCCTCGTTGGCATTGCGCACATCAGTCACTACAAAGCGGTTCTGGCCGTCTCGGTGCGCTCTGACAAATCGCGTCGTGAAGGCATCGAGCCAGTAGTGCGGATTGTTGGCGCGGCGGTATTCGGTGCCCCACCATTGCATGATCTGGCGCGGGCTGCGGGGCGTGCTCAGGTCCAGTTTGTCGAGGTGGACCCAGATCCGATTCACAAACTCGTTGTCCATGCAGCGGCGAAGGGCCAGCGCTGACATGGGGTGTTCTTTGGTCTCGCGCTGGGTGAGCAGCTGGATCGACACGTCAAAGGCGCGGCCGATTTCATCGCGCAGCGCATCGGCGAAGGCCAGCTTTGTGTAGCCGTGATGTTCAGTCAGGTAGTCGGCCACGGTGTCCTTGCCCGCGCCGGCGGGGCCAGTCAGGGCGGCGATGATGGGGTCAAGCATGGGCATGTGCTGCCTCCTTGGGTGGGGTTGTGTTGGGCTGCATGGCGCGGCCGTGGACTTGGATGCGGCTGGACATGCCCAGCGTGGTGCGCAGCTGGGCGATGGGTGCCCAGACCGTGACGCGCATGCCTTTTTTCATGCTCTTGGCGGCGCGGTCTGCATCGCCGCGCATTGCGGCGGGGTAGACCTGCTCAGCCCGCACTGGGGCAGTGCAGCTGCCATCTGTCTGCATGACCAGGCAGAGCACGGGCATGGCGGTGTTGTCGTCGCCCATGGGGCGGGTGCGCACCTCGGCGTCCTGCAGCAGCACGCCGCTCAGTTCGATCTGGGTGTCGGTCAATGCGTTGGGCATGACAGCATTCCTGCATCGATGGCTGTGCGCAACATGCCAAGAGCTAAGGCAGCGACGGAGAAGGCCAGCCAGCGCAGCACAGAGCGGCGAGTGCGCTTGGCGAGTTGGCGTGGTGTCAGGCTGCCGTCGAGGTGAATGCGAGGGGCACTCATTTGCCGCTCCCATTGGGCGCGGTGCCGTCCATCTCTGTGGTGACTACGAGCTGATGATCAGTCTCAGCGCCGGGGTCGAACCCGCCGCACCAGACCAAGCGAAACTGCGAAACCGTGGGAAGTTTGCTTGGACTCGGGTGCATGGTTGCTGTGACAAGGGGCAGCTCGCCCACGCGACATTGAATGTCGAGGCCTGTAACGCCTAGACCTCCAAGTCCTAGCAGCTTTAGCAGAGCAGTATTGGTAAGCACTTCTTTGCTCATGTCGTCCTCTGTGCGCTGATGGGGTGGGCATTGCCGAAGCGGACCATTGCGCGTGCGATGGCGTCGCAGCTGCCAGTTGCCAGGGTGGTGCGGCGCTTGCCGCCACTGGTGACGATGTAGCGGATCAGCATTGGGATACCTCCACCAGCCAGCCAAAATCGTCCAGAACGCAGCTAGTGATACGGCTCCATTCGTTGCCAGCCTCATCTTTGCGATTGAGGCGGGCAGTCCACTTGCCCACGCGGTGGGGGTAGTGATGAAGCTCGTAGTCTTGGCAATGCCTGTTCACGGAGAGTCTTTCGCCAGAGCCCTCCCAAAAGTAATAGCCGTCTCCGCCCTCGACCCACCACAGGTTCTCTGACCGAGAGATTTCTGGCAGCAGCACTTCGGTCAACTGCAGCGCATTGGGCGGCGGAATGTCGGAAGGCGCGCGGGTTTCGACAATCCAGAAGCGGCGATCTTCAACCTCTGAATCTGCGAATCCAACGCGTCCTGTGACCGGGATCAGTCTTTTCTGGTTGACTGTGCACACGTGTGCACTCTGTGTGGTGGGCGTAGTCATGCGCGCCCCCAGCGGCGTGTGACCCAAGGCATGCCGGGGTGGCCATGCAGATCAACGACCTCGGCTGTTTCATCAATACGGGCCTTCGCTTCGGCAAACAACTGGTCGCGTACTTCGCTGACCCATGCAGTGTCGATTGGGCGCGGTACTGGCACCGGCCACCAGCGGCGGTCCATTTGCTGGCTGCGCCAGTTGTCGTCATTGGTGGTGCCGGCGACCACAAACTGGCGTGGCGTGCGATGCACTTCAGTGCTGTATGGCGCGCGGTGCGAGTCCTCGTTCGCTGTGATGAACTGTTTGAGATATGCCTTGTCGGCCTTATTGAATGCAGACAGTTCGGCGACTTCGTAAATCCAGGTGCTATGCAGTGCCGTGGGTTGGGACTGTCGGTAGCTGAGGTCATCTAGGGAGTCAGAGAAAAACTGCTTGCTCGCCAATACCTCCAGCAGGGTGGACTTTCTTGTGCCTCCTTGACCTTCAAGCACGGGGCAGTAGTCGAACTTGCAGCCGGGCTTCAGTGCGCGGCGCACCATGCCTTGAAGCCAGTAATGCCCAACGAACGAGAGGTATTGGACGCGGTACATGCCTGAGCTTTCAGGCGATACACCCATAGCGTGCGGCAGCCATGAGTCGAGGCGTGCAACGCCATCCCACTCGGGCAGGCTGTTGATGTACTCAATAGGGGTTTGGGGTGTTGTGCACACGTGTGCACGGGCTTCTGTAGTGCTCATCCTCTGCTCCTTGGGCAAGAAAAAGCCCGCCTGGTCGGGGCGGGCTGGTCCTGCTGAGCACATGCGGCACCACTCGGGCGCGACAAAAAAGGCCGCATAGCCCGTGGCAAGTAAGAGAGGGAGGGAGGAGAAGAACCACGGGCGCGGCACAAACCTAAGCGCATTGGCCGGGGTGGCAATGCGCTTAGGTTTGCCCTGCGCGGTGCAGGGCAAGGCACCAAGGGGTGCCGTATGTGCTCAGCAGGTTGTTAACGACCGGGGCTGGCCCGGTCGATGCCGTGGAGCCCATCACATTGCTGCGACGGTTTGGAATGTACCGATATCGGTATGAAAGATCAATACCGAAATCGGTACGAATGCGACATTTATTTTGTGTGTCAGCATGTGCTTCGGTACAAAGGCAACAAAAAAGGGCCTTGCGGCCCTTGCTGGTGGTATTTGGATCAGAGTTTTGAGCCTACCCAAATTGCTCTGCCCTGGATGAGGGCTTCAGCCTTGCCATCAATGATGATGTCTGGGTACTCGCTCTTGTCAGCGTTGTCCGAGACCGCGCGCCACTGGCCTCCAACAAGCTGGAATCGTTTCACTAGCATTTCTCCATCCCAAGAAAATGCATAGATTTGTCCTGCACGTGGTTCGCGGTCGGCGCGGTTTAGTAGCAGCACGGAGCCGTCGCGGATGGTCGGTTCCATGCTCATTCCCTTAACAGTGACAACGGCGGAATTTATGGGGCTGACTCCAGCTGATCGTAGAAAGTCTCTACGGAACTGGAGAAGGCCTAGCTCTGTCACCACATCAACTGGCCGGCCGTTGCCAGCGCCGACCTGGACGCTGAGGCGGGCCACGGGAACAAAATCGTTCTCGCCTTCTTCGATGGGCTCATGGAGTAGTGAACCAGTGCTGATCTGAAAGAAGTCAGCGAATTTTTGGATTGACTCCATGCGAACACCTGTATCGCCCGCAATGATTCGAGCAAGCGTTCCCTGCCCGATTGCATAGCCAGCAGCCTTCATCTCATCACGCAGGCGTCCAATCGCTTTGCCTTTGATGAGCAAGGCCACGTTGTCCACAAGTGTCTGATTGGCTGGTTTGTTCATGTCAAACATTGTTTGACCTTGTTGTACCGATATCGGTATGGCATACTCATACCGAAATCGGTCTATGGGTTTATTAATGAACGTCCCAATCACTGAATATCTCCATCAAAAGCTGACCGAAGTCGGTACGGCTGGCTTTGAGCAGCTGGCCCTTGATACAGGGGTCAAGGTGAGCTTCATTCGCAAATTCTTCTATGGCGGCCGGCCAGATCCGCGCGTGAACACGATCCAGCCGCTGCTTGATCACTTCCATGCGCGTGACATGGAGCAGGTGGCTGAAGCCAACGGCCAACAGTGTTCTTCGCAGGAGTCGGCCCATGGCTGACGGCCTGACTTTCACCCACCGCCCAGATCGGAGCTGTACAGCTGCCGGGCGTCTTGTCTCCTCGCTCTATCAAGGTGCTGCACACGCGGGCAGGTGTGTGCGGCTTGTTGTGCTGCGGGCGGTGGGCTTTTTTATTCCTGGACGCAGTGTCGTTGCTGCGGTCGCAGGCCGAAAGCCTGAAATTTTTCTGTTTCAAGGGGGTGGGCTGTGACCTGCTATTTGTCTCCCAATGCATGGCGCGATGTGCTCTACAACGCGGTGCGCAACACCCCCGGCGGCGTCTCAGCCGCTGCCACGTTTCTGACTGTGCGCCGTGGTCGCAGCATTCACACCGAGACCCTGCGCGCCCGCCTGCGTGGCGTGGATGGCGAGTGGATCAACCTGGAGATGCTGGAGCTGCTGACGGAATGGATGCAGGAATGCCGCGACCCTGGCGCCCTCAAGTGGCTGAGCATGCTGAACCAGCAATACGGCATGGTGGCTATGACCTTGCCCCCGGCCCCTCCTGGCGGTTGGCCCTGCGAGGCCGAAGCCATTCAGAAGAAGTTGCTGCAGCTGGGCGTCGAGGGTGGGTCTCTGACCGCCCTGGGCATGCGCGTCACCGAGGACAAGCGCGTGGAGCCGGCCGAGGCTGAGCAGATGTGCGCCCAGATCATGGGCGAGGTGGAACTGCTCCTGCGCTTGCACCGCAATGTGCGCCGCGCTGCCGGCCTGGAGGTGGATCAATGAGGCCCGCAGGAGAAATCAGCCTGGCACTGCTGCAGGCAGTGGAGCATCTGGCGGCTGCAGGGCGCGGTGCAACGTTGCGTGAGATCGCAGCACAGGCGCAGGTAGGCCTAGATGCAGCTCGCACTTTGGTGCCAAAGATGAAGCGCTATGGCCGTCTTGTGATTTGTGGGCAGCGCAAGGTACCGGGACGTAATCGACCGGCTGCCGAGTACGCGCTGCCGCATCAAGTTCATGCCGCCAATGAGGCGGATTTCGTCGGCCTTTCGCAGGCCATGCAGCTCTGGGGGTAAGGGATGGTTTTGGTGCACGTCGCTGGTGTTAGGGACGCCGGCGTGTCGATGTTCTATCAGGGATGGCAAGGGGGTGTTGCATGAACCAGCACCGTGAATCTTTGCCGCCCATTCAATTCGGTCCGCTGCGTGAAGCGCTGCTGGCCGATGCAGAGAATCTGGTGCCGCGCTGGCTGCCTGGTGGGCAGTTTGACGGGCATGAGTACCGGTGCGCCGACTTGAGCGGTGGGCACGGGCATAGCTGCAGTGTCAATGTGAAAACCGGGAAGTGGGCCGACTTTGCGACTGGCGACCAGGGCAATGATCTGATTGGCTTGTATGCGGCCATTCACGACCTAAGCAATGCCAAGGCTGCCATTCAGGTGGCGCGTGAAGAAAAGCTGGAGAGTGTGGCTGGGCTGGTGAAGCAGGCCAGCGGGGCAGCAGTGGTGCCTGCCGCGAACCCGCGCCCAGCAACTGCGCCCAAGGCTGACAAGACCAGCCAAAAGGAAGAGTGGAGCACGCTGCGCCCTGTGCCTGAGAACGCACAGCAGCCGACCTTTGCCCATCATCATCGTCAACCTCAGGATCTGGAGCACAAGGCCGAGTACCGCGTTGGTGATGACCTGCATGGCTTTGTGATGCGTTACCGCACCAGCGATGACAGCAAGGACACGCTGCCCTATACCTTCTGCAGTAGTGCACGGGATGGCTCGCGGTCATGGAAGTGGAAAACTTGGGACGAGCCGCGCCCGCTGTACTTCCCCAGTCATGCCCTGCCCGATGGCCGCACGGTCATTTTGGTTGAGGGGGAGCTGAAGGCGGATGTGCTGCAGCAGGTGCTGGATGCAGTGTCGCCCGGCATTTATTGCGTGGCCAGCTGGGCTGGTGGCAGCAAGGCGTGGAAGAAGGCAGGCTGGGACTGGCTTGCCGGGGCCACGGTGCTGCTGTGGCCTGACTGCGATGCGCAACGTGAGAGGTTGACCAAGGCCGAGCAGGCCGAGGTGAAGGACAAGCCCGAGGCGAAGGAAGCCTTGCAACTGACAAAGGCATTGCTGCCGGCACACAAGCAGCCGGGCATGGGCGCGATGCTGGGCATTGGTGCCCATCTGGTGGCTGAGCAAGGCTGCACTGTGCAGCTGTTGCCCATTCCTGAGCCAGGCGCGAAGCCCAGCGGCTGGGACTGCAAGGACGCCATCAAGGATGAAGGCTGGACGGGTGAGGATGTGCTGGCCTTCTTCGGCCGCGCGCAGCCCTTGCCGGTTGTGGATGCGCCTGCAGACGCGCCCGCTCAGGCTGACGCTCCTGCCCCAGTGGGTGGCAGCGGTGGCAAGCCGCCAAAAAGCGATGATCCCGTTGGCACGGGCGGCACTGATGACGACGATTTTGACGACGATATGCTCAAGATCGGCGGCTATCTGGTACCGAGCTGGATGTCGTACTACTACGACAGCGAGAAGTCGCGCTGGAATGTCTCGCGCAAGTTTGTGATTCGCTGCCTGGAGCGCCTGCCGGACATCAAGGATGTGCTGGGCTTTGATGAGCTGCGCAATACGGTGCAGTGCCGCAAGGCTTGGCCTTGGCCCTATGCCAAGCCCGGCGAGGTTCGCAATGCCGACTCTTTGCTGCTGGGCAAGTGGCTGACCGATACCTATGGGCTGCCGAGCATCAGCAAGGCCGCGCTGGAAGAGGGCATGTTGACGGTCGCGGCCACGCGCCGGTATCACCCGATCAGGGATTACCTGACCGGCCTGACGTGGGACGGCAAGCCGCGCGTGGACAACTGGCTAGTGCATGTGCTGGGCGAGAAGCCCGACACGATCAAGCCCGCGCTGTTTGAGTACCTGGGCCTGGTGGGCCGGTTCTGGCTGCTGGGCATGGTCTACCGCGTGATGGAGCCAGGCTGCAAGTTTGACTATTGCCCGGTGCTTGAGGGCAACGGGGGCCTGCGCAAGTCCACGCTGGTGGAGACGCTGGCCACCAGCGAATATTTCAGCGATACGCCGTTTGAAGTGGGCAAGGGCAAGGAGGCGCAGGAGCAGGTGCAAGGCCTGTGGCTCTATGAGATTGCCGAGCTGACCCATTTCAGCAAGTCCGAGGTGGGCGCGATCAAGGCCTTTATCTCTGCCAAGGTGGACCGCTACCGGGTGGCCTATGGCAGCACGGTGGAGTCCTTCCCACGTCAGTGCGTGCTGGTGGGTACCACCAATGAGGATACGTACCTGCGCGACCGCACGGGCAACCGGCGGTTCTGGCCGATTCCGGTCAAGCGCCAGATCAATACCGAGTTCGTGGCCAAGTACCGCGAGCAGCTGCTGGCCGAGGCTTTTGCCCGCTATCTGCAGGGTGAGGCTTACTCGCCCACGGGTGAGCAGGAAGAGCGCCTGTTCAAGCCCATGCAGGAGAGCCGCCTGGTGGAAACCGCCGTCGATGGCGAGCTGCTGTATGTGCTGACTCGGGTGCCTGTGCAGAACGGCATACAGAGCGTGGTCAATGAGCTGGCCGACTTTGTGACCTTGCCGCAGTTGGTGCAGGCCTTGGGTGCAGACCCGGCTAAGGCTCCGCCAGGACTGCAGGGGCAGATTACCAGCTGGCTCAAGCATGAGGGCTGGGAGCGCAAGCGTAGCAGCGTGGCGCCGAGGCCATGGGGCTATGTGCGGCCGAAGAACTGGCCGCCGCAAGAGCGTGTGGGCGGTTTGGATGAGCAGGCGCCAGCGGTGGCTCCGGGTGTGGCTGAGGCCGTGGAAGAAGTGACGTTTGTAGCGCCGCATCTGCCGCCTGAGTTTGCACCAGACCACGCAGTGCCATGGGGCGGGGACGATGTGCCCTTCTGATTACCAATCTTTTCAATGGAGGGCAGCGCCTGAATCGCGCTGCACTGCCTACGTGGCTGGAGGCGTGATTCGCGTCCACGTAGTGGCTATGGCAATGGTGTGCCAGGCCTGCGGTGCAGTGGCGGGAATGGCCTGCTTTGGTGTGCCTATCGGTTGATGTCTGTCCATGTCCACGATGTCCACGCGATTTGCATGGACCTCACCAGATACCCCTTCTCCTGATTTTCAGGGTTGAGGCTGCTGCATTGCCGAATGGTTGCGGTGTCCTGGTGTCTGCGAAGTTGGACTGGCGGGCGGGCACAGGCCGATGCGTTAGGGGTGCAGGTGCGCGTGCGCGTGGCTTGCAGGCGGGTTCTCTGAACTCTATATACAAAGGGTGGACAGAATGGACAAAGGGACAACAGATCAGAAAGTGAGCAGTCAGTGGTCAGAACATGAGCGTTGGTTGATCACACAGGGGCAGCACCGAATCAGGGCCAAGATGCCCGAGGTTTACAAGACGATCCTGCGCTACGCCGAGAAGGACAAGTCTGTGTGGGGCATCGTGCGCATGGGGCTGACAGGCCGGCCCGACTTCTTCTGGGCCTGCGAGGGTGGTGAGGTTGTCGGTGCGCCGTTCACTCGGTTTGCTCGGGCAGTCGAGGTTTCGCGTCTGATGGCTCGCTTTGGTTGTGCACACGTGTGCATGATCGCCGGCCACGGTGATTTGGGGGGCTCCTGACCATGGCGCGGATCGAGCACATCAAGCGCCGCCTGGACAACTGGGCACTGTGGCGGGCGCGGCGAGACAATAATGGGTTGGGCTTCCCGTCCCAGAACATCCTGGCCCTGTGGGGTGCCGCAGTTGAGCAGCCGCAGAAGAATCGTGAGTCGGTCATGCCGGTGCTGCACCTGGAGGCCGAGGAGACGGACAAGGCAGTGGAGTCGTTGAAGGGTGGCAAGTCCCATCTGTATCAGACGCTGCACTGCATCTATGTCCTTGACCTGGGCGTGACTGGCACCGCCCGCCAGATAGGCCGCGCTCCGTCAACAGTGCATGCGCAGCTGGATGCTGCAGACCGTGCCATTGATGCCTGGTTCGTGGCCTTGGCCCAAGAGAAAGAGCGGAAACGGACCCATGCGCAGCAGCAGGGGAGTTTTTCCACATAGAGAGTTGCAGTACATTTGCGGCAAGCTAGTGCTCAGTGCCCCTAACCGCTGAGCTTTTGCCCGGGAACCCCGCCAGTTTGCGCTGTGCGGGGTTTTCTTTTGGGCGCGCTTGAGCCGGAATCCTCAAGCCCCAATAGCTCGCTGAGGTACGAGCGATAAAAACCAACTGGCACCACAGAGGTGGAGCAATGCCGGGCCTCCCCATTACCGCGATGCCTAGAGCGCTAGGGGCCGTGTGTCTGGGTGAACGACACGGCATTTGAGGTTGGCACTTGAATGCGAGACCGCGCGACGGTTGAGCCATCAACGCTGGAGCCGTAACCAGCACCAATACATAGGAGGTTTGCCGTGGCGACAACATCAGCGCAGGCGCAAAGTCAGCGCGAACATGATGGGCGGCGTGGCACATCTCACTCGCGGGGCTACAACTATCAGTGGCAGCAGGCGCGTGAGCAGTACCTGCGCGAGAACCCGCTGTGTGAGTCACACCGCAAGCGCGGTGAGTTTGTTCCTGCGCTGGTGGTTGACCACATCGTTCCGCACAAGTTGAAAGACGCGCGAGAGTCTGGTGATGCCGAGCGCATCGCTGAAGCCTATCGGCTCTTCTGGAGTCGGGGTAATTGGCAGGGGTTGTGCAAGCACTGCCACGACTCCGACAAGCAAAGGCTCGAAAAGTCGGGCCGAATCGTGGGCTGCGCCGCCGATGGCCGCCCGATTGACCCCTCTCACCCCTGGAACCGGGTGAAAACCTGAAAAAGCGGGATTTTTCACTGTTTTGGTGCGTCTTTTTCCGGATTGTGAAAAGTGACGTCCAAGGGGGTGGGGGGGGGGTGAAATGTTGAGGCCGAAACGCCTCAAGACCGAGCCCCTCCCTTCGCTCGCAAAATGCGGGAAAAATGGGAGGGGGGGTATCAGTACAAGAGGCTCCCATGGCAGGAAATTCAAACTCTGGTCGTAGTGCCAGCCCAGCTTTTGCGCATCTCGCAAAAGGAAATCCCGGAAAACACAACGTCGGTGGATTGCTTGATCAGATTCAGGCTGCCGCCGCCATCGCATGCGCGCCGCCGCGCCCGGACTGGCTCTCGCCTGCAGCTGCTGAAGAGTGGGACCGTGTTGTCCCATCGCTGCTGTCGCTGGGCTGGGTCCATGAACTTGACCAGGTTGCACTGGCCTCCTATTGCGAGGCCGTGGCCGACTATTCACGCTTCCGTAGTTTGATCACCCAGAAGAACGCCGAGCAGGCCGAGTCTGGTGACGTGCAGATCTTTGCAACGGGAGCCAAACAAATCAGTGTCTGGCGACAGCTCGCCAACGATGCAGAAAAACGCGCGAACGCCGCTGGCGCTCTGTTCGGTATGTCGCCCCTGGCCCGCCGCAACATGAAAGCCCAGGCTCCGCCGCAAGGGGAGTTGTTCGGGAATGACGCAAAGGACGCCGCAGACAAATACTTCCAGTAAGTGCCGCGTCGCAAAGTTTGCACGCCGCGTCTTGCAGGGGCGCATCATCGCCGGGCCAATTGTGCGCGCGGCCTGCAAGCGCCACCTGCATGATCTGAAGCATGGCCCATCGCGCGGACTGGTCTGGAAACAAGACGCGGCGGATCGCGCCATCGGTTTTTTTGAGGATGTCCTCAAGCTCAACGGTGGTGAGTTCGAGGGCAAGCCCTTTGTGCTCGCGCCCTGGCAATCCTTCATCGTGGGCAGCCTGTTCGGCTGGTACACCGAGGACGGCTTCCGCCGCTTTCGCGTTGTGTACATCGAGACCGGCAAGGGCTCTGGAAAATCGCCCCTGGTGGCAGGCATTGGTCTGTACGGGTTGGTGGCTGACAAAGAGCAGCGCGCTGAAGTCTACGCTGCCGCGACGAAGAAAGACCAGGCGCAGATTCTGTTCCGCGACGCGGTGGCCATGGTCAACCAGTCGCCTGCGCTGGCTTCGCGCCTAGTGCAATCTGGCCGTGACGAAAAAGTCTGGAACCTGTTCTATGCAGAGACCAACAGCTTTTTCAAAACCATCTCGGCAGACGAGGGGCAGTCTGGTCCGCGCCCGCACATCGGGCTGATCGACGAAGTCCACGAGCACAAGACGGCCACGGTCATCGACATGATGATTGCGGGCATGAAGAGCCGCCGCCGCGCCATGGTCATCATGATCACCAACAGCGGCAGCGACAAGAACACGCCCTGCGGCCAGTACCACGAATACTGTGCAGACGTGTGCACAGGCAAGCTGCAGGATGATCGCTTCTTCGGTTTCCTCTGCTCGCTGGATAAGGACGACGATCCGATCAAGGATGAGCGCTGCTGGCCCAAGGTCAACCCGTCGCTGCGCTTTCGCCTGGCCGGGCAGCGCGAGGGCATCCCCGGCTACACCTATCTGCGCTCGCAGGTCACCAGTGCACGCGGACTACCCGCCAAGCTGGCGAAGGTGTTACGGCTGAATTTCTGTGTGTGGACGCAGGCCGAGTCGCCGTGGATCGATTGGGAAATCTGGAGCAAGGCGTTGGAGCGCGTGCCGATCAGGCTGCTCCTCAACCGCCGCGCCGTGGCCGGGCTGGACCTGTCCAGCACCACCGACCTGACCGCTTTTGTGCTGCTGTTCTACCCGACCGAGGCCGATCCCTACTGGCGCCTCATGCCGTACTTCTGGATTCCAGACCACGACCTGGACGAACGCGAAAAGCGTGACCGCGTGCCGTATCGGCAGTGGATTCAGGAAGGCTGGCTGGAGACAACGCCGGGGCGTGCGGTCAGTCGCTTGTTTGTGCTGCGCAGGCTGTCGAAGATCTGCGAGGCCTTCGCGGTTGAGAAGATCGCTTATGACCGCTGGCGCATTGAAGACCTGATCCAACTGATGGCCGAGCACGAGATAACCCTGCCGCCGCTTGAAGGGTTCGGGCAGGGCTATCAGTCCTTCGGCCCGGCAGTGGATGAGTTTGAGCGCCGCTTACTCGGGGCGCCGCTGGAGTCGGATATCTCGGCTGAAGAGCAGGAGGTCATCGAGCAGCTGCGCCATGACGGCAATCCAGTGTTGACCTGGAATGCTGCCAACGCGGTGGTGACCCATGACCCGGCCAACAACCGCAAGGTGGACAAGGTCAAGTCGACGGGGCGCATTGACGGAATCGTCGGTTCGATCATGGCTGTGGGTATCAGTGGCAAGGCCAATAAGCATATGAGTGGGCCGTCGATCTATGAATCTGGAGTACCTATATGAACCTCAAACGCATGTCTCTGGGCTGCGGGGTGTTTGGCTTTGTGCTGCTGATCGCAGGCATCGCCATGGTCAACATGCCCGCAGCCCTGGGGGTGGCCGGTGTGCTGCTGCTTGGCTACTCGCTGCTGCTTGATCGGGCAGCGGCTGCGATGCAGCGCCTGCCCCATCTGCCGCAAGCGCCGTTACATCGGCCGGCAAGTCCACCGCCAGAAACTGAAAAAGGATAGCCATGTTTTTCTCTGAACTGTTGGGGCGCGGCCAGCCCGTCAGCACCGTCTCCAGCAGCAAAGGGGAGGTGTGGCAAGGCATCCTGGGTGGTGCAAGCATGTCATCGTCGGGCGTGCGCGTCACACCCGAGTCGGCCATGGCCCTGCCATCGCTGCAGACCTGCATCACGCTGCTGGCCGAAAGCCTCGCCTCCTGCTCGCCGGACCTGTTTGAGCGCCAGAACGACGGCGGTCGCATCATCGCCAGCGCACACCCTGCGCACGATGTGGTGCGCTTCGATCCGAACGGTCACCAGACCCCGTATGAGTACATCGAGCACAACCAGCTCTGCGCAGGTCTGCGCGGCAATAGCTACTCTTTCATCGACCGGCGCGACGATGGCAACATCGCCAAGCTCTGGCCGCTGGATGTCAGCAAAGTCACGGTGCTAAAAGGCCCGGACCAGCTGCCCTATTACCGAGTGGCAGGATACGACGGTGTGCTGCCCATGCGGCTTGTGCACCATGTGCGCTGGCACAGCCATAACGGCTACACCGGCCTTTCGCCTATTGAGCTGCACGCCGACACTATTGGGCTGGCTGATGCGGTGCGCCGCTTTACTGGCAAGTCGTTCGCCAACGGCTCCACTGTGGCGGGTGTAATTGAACGGCCCAAAGAAGTCTCGGCCATCACGGACACGGCCAGCATCAAGAAAATTACCGATCAGTGGGGCGAAAAATTCCAAGGCATTGACAACCACGCCAAGGTCGCGCTGTTGCAAGAGGGTATGTCCTTCAAGCCTGTGTCCATGACCAATGTCGATGCCGAGATTGTGGAGATCCTCAAGCTGACCGGCGCCGACATCCCGCGCATCTACAAAGTGCCGCTGCCCATGGCTGGCTACTTGGACGAAGCCAAGTACAACACCATGGAGCAGATGTTCATGCACTTCGTGGTGTTCGGTCTGCTGCCCTGGGCCAAGCGCACCGAGCAGGCCATGAATCGGGACTTCCTGATTCCTGCTGATCGTCGCAAGTATTACTTCGAATTCAACCTTTCGGGGCTGATGCGCGGTGACCAGAAGAGCCGCTATGACGCCTATGCCATTGGTCGCCAATGGGGCTGGCTCTCGGTCAACGACATTCGGCGGCTGGAGAACCTGCCGCCCATTGCTGGTGGCAATATCTACCTGCAGCCGCTGAACATGGTGGATGCGGGCAAGGGCAAGCCAGATCTCACCAATCCTCAAACCCGCGCGCAGCTGGAAGACCAGCGCGAGCAAATCACAAGGCTGCTTGCAGTATGAAAAGCTACCTCCGATCCGCAGGGCTGATCTTCAATCAGCCGCTGCTGGCGACGCCCGACGCCCTGGACATGGCCGTGCGCTGGGCCAACCAGACCATGAACCTCAACATCATCAACATGCCGCAGGCCGGTGGCTCTGCGATCAGGACTTATGAGGACCCGGATGACGCGGCCGCCGCACTGGCCTATGGCGAAGAGCGCCGCCGCGAGGCCGTGCGCGCCACTGGGGTGCAGGTGGTGCCTGTGCATGGTCTGCTGGTCAGCCGTGGCGCCCACATGAATGTGTGCGAGACGATGACCAGCTACGAAGATCTGCGCAACGAACTGCGCGCGGCGGTGGCCAACCCCGATGTGGAGCGCATCGTCCTGGACATTGATAGTCCTGGCGGCTCCGCCACTGGCGCGTTTGAACTGGCCGCAGATCTGCGCGCTATGGCATTGCAAAAGCCCATCACCGGCCTGGTCAACTTTTCGGCTTACAGCGGTGGCTACTTGATCGCAGCCGCATGCTCTGAAGTGGTGGTCAGCCGCACCAGCGGCGTGGGCAGCATCGGTGTCATTGCCAAGCACATGGACCGCTCGGCCATGGAAGAAAAGCTGGGTGTCAAGGTCACCACGGTATTCGCTGGCGCCCACAAAAATGACCTCTCGCCGCATGAACCGCTGACAGAGCAATCGCTGCAGTACCTGCAGGAAGTGGTCAACGAAGGCTATGAGATGTTTGTCAACGCAGTGGCCGAGTATCGCGGCCTCAGCGTGGATGCCGTGCGCCAGACCGAGGCCAATGTGTTCCGTGGTCAGAAGGCCATTGGCCTGGGCCTTGCGGATCGTGTGGAGACGCCCACGGATGCGCTCGACAACATCACCCGCGCAGTGGCCCTGTCCCGTGCTGACAAGCGCGGGACCAGCCGCTTGGCAGTTCGTGCAGCAGCTGCACAGATGCAATCTCAACTCTGACGCGTTCGCGGCAGAACATCCCAGCTCGCTTCGGCGGGCTTTTTTATTGCTTAAAGGAAGCAAACCATGTCCCAAGTGACGCAACTCCGCAGCGAACGCGCAGCTCTGAACCAGCAGCTGCAGGCGCTGGCCAAGAAGGATTCCAGCGGTGAAGCACTCAGCGCTGAAGAGCTTGCGCAGTTCACCTCGCTGGAAACCCAGATGACTGAGCTGTCTGCCAAAATCGCCCGCGCTGAGGCCGCTGAAAAAGCAAATGCCGCAGCGGCCGTGCCAGTCAATGAATCGGCGCAAGGCAATAACAGCCCGCCCGCCAACATCACGGTCACCAGCAATGAAGCGCCGGGCATGAAGGCTGCCCAGATGGTGCGTCTGCTGGCTGCTGCAGGTGGTAATCAGCAGCAGGCTGCAGAGCTGGCCAAGACCGGCGGCTTTGACAACGATGTGGTTATGGCACTGAGCACCGTCACCCCTGGCGCTGGTGGTGTGCTGGTTCCCACGCACATGGCTACTTCGGTGATCGAGGCACTGCGGCCCCGCTCTGTCATGCGCCGCATGGGTGCTGTGTCGCTGCCTTTGCTCAACGGCAATATGACGCTGCCGCGCATCAAGGATTCCACGACTGTGGCGTATATCGGCACTGAGACCGATATCCCGCTGACCGACATGACCTTCGCAGACATGAAGCTGCAAGCCAAGAAGCAGGCAGCGATGGTGCCCATTGCCAACGACTTGCTGAAGTTCTCTGGCGTCAATCCCAACGTGGATGCGCTGGTCAGTGCCGACCTGCTGACCAGCAAGGCGCTGTTTGACGACATCACATTCATTCGTGCAATCGGTAGTGATTTGTCTCCCAAGGGGCTGCGTTATCAGGCTTTGCCCGCCAACGTGGTGACGGCCCCGGTCAACCCAGACCTGAAGGCCATTGACCTGTTCCTGGGTGGGCTCATGCTGCGCCTGGAAGCCGCCAACGCCAGCATGACCAACTGTGGCTGGCTCATGCATCCCCGCACGCTGCGCTGGCTGCAGTCGCTGCGTGATGGCAATGGCAACAAGGCCTACCCCGAAATCGATCAGGGCACGCTCAAGGGCTACCCCGTGGGCCTCACAACCCAGATCCCGGTCAACCTGGGACTGGATGGCGATGAGTCGGAGATCTATTTCAACGACTTCTCCGACAACTACATCGGTGAGACCGGTCAGCTGTCCATCGCGTATAGCACCGAAGCCACTTACAAGACGTCGGGCGGCGAGGTTGTCTCGGCCTTCCAGCGCGATCAGACCTTGGTCCGCTTGATCGATCACCACGACTTTGGCCTGCGCCATGTGGAATCGGTGGCCGTGGGCGTTGCTGTCAAGTGGGGCAGCGGCATGTGATAACAACCCCGGCCCTTCGGCTGGGGGTTGACTAAAGGATGTTCAAGATGAGCAAGCAAGATAACGTGGCAGTCCAGTTTCTCAAGTCCTGGCGCGGCTACAACAAGGGCGAGGTCGCAGGCTTTACTGCCGAGCAGGCTGAGGCCCTGGTCGATGGTAAGGTGGCGGAGCTGCATGGCAAGGGACGAAAGCCTGCTGCTGCAGGGCGTCAGCAGGCAGCTCAGGTGAAGCAAGACAAGTCACCAGTCACGGCCAACGACAAGCCTGAAACCGAAGGTGTCGCAGATTCTGCAGGCGGTGGCGAAGAAGACGACAACGCGCGTCCCTAAGCCATGGCTCAGCGTTTGCGCTACACCGGCGAGCCGGTGATCACGCCTGACGATGTTGCCGCTCAGGCCCGCGCCACGCTGGTTGGTACGGAGCTTGCGCTGGTGCGCGATGTCATCATCCCCGCCGTCACTGCGCAGTGCGAATCCCTCACTGGCGCGGCTATCCGGCTGGCGGAGTATCAGCAGGCCTATCTGCCCGACAAGGCCGGGGCCTGCTGGCTTGACCACGGGCAGGTGCGCAACATCATTGCCGTCACTGCGGCGGATGGCACGGTAATCGATTCTGATGACTACCGTGTCATTCATACCCAGAGAGAAAGTGCTGTGCAGCCTGTCGGTTTGCCTATGCGCTTTGACCGGGTCACCTATGAGGCCGGCGTTGATTTGAAGGCATACCCCGGTGTCAAGGCCTGGCTTCTGATGGCCGCTGCAACCCTCTACGCCCAGCGTGAGCTGCTGATTACGGGGACTATCGTGGCATCAGTGCCCGCCTCGTTTATCGACCACATGCTCGCTGAAATCACCGTGCCGCCACGCTTTTAGGAGTGCCCTATGGCTTGCACCTCGTGCGAAGAGCGCCGCCAATGGCTGCAACGAATGAAAGACTTAGCCTATGAACGTGCGAAACAAGTCCTCGGGCTTGTCCCTCCTGCTGCGAAGCAACCAGGCGGTGACCCAGAGCAATCTGGCGGTGGCCGAGGCGATCAAGCAGCAGGCGAAGGCGATGGAGGAACTGACGGAGGGCATCGCCTGCCTACTGGACCAGATGGCTGATGACGCGCAGCAGGCCGATCAGCCGCGCATGCTGGATGGGAGTCTGCTGTGATTGCCGCCGGAAAGCTTCGCCACCTAGTCAGCCTGCAGCAGCGGCAGACGGGCCGTGACCCGGAAGACGGCGCAGTGATTGATCTGGGCTGGGTCGAGGTGGCCCAGCTCTGGGCCAGCATCGAGCCTCTGTCTGCGCGTGAGTTCATCGCAGCAGCGGCCAACCAGTCCAAGGTCTCCGCACGTATCGTGACGCGGCGCGACAAGCGTGTCACGGCTGCCATGCGCTTTGTTCACGACGGCTGCATCTACAACATCGAGGGCGTGCTGCCAGATCCTGTCAGCGGCCGCGAGTACCAGACTCACCCGGTTAGCGAGGGCGTCAACGATGGCTGATATCCAATTCAAGCTCACGGGCCTCGATGCGGTCACCAAGCGCTTGCAGGCCCTGCCTGTGGAGCTGCGCAAAAAGCCTGCTCGTTCGGCGTTGGGCAAGGCCGCCACGCTGGTGCGCGGGCAAGCCCAGACCAATGCGATCTGGCTGGATGACAAAGTGACGGGCCGCAAGATTTCCGACAACATCATCCAGCGCTTTCGCTCTCGCTATTCAAGGCGCACGGGTGACGTCATGATCTCCGTGGGTGTGGGCACAGAGAAGGGGCCGATACCCAAGGGCAACCCTGACGAAGGGCCCAAGGGCAACACTCCGCACTGGCACCTGTTGGAATTGGGCACGGAGCATTCCAGGCCCGAACCGTTCTTGCGCCCAGCTGCTGAGCAGCAGGCAGAGGCGGCCATTGCTTTGTTTGGCACCGAGCTGGACAAGGCCATCACCCGGTTGGTGAGGCGCATGAAATGAATACCCCACCGCTCTACCGGCTGGCCAAGCGCTCTGCCGCACTGCTGGCCGTGCTGGGCTCGCCGGAGCCGCGAATCTACCCTTGGGGCGAGAACGACGATAACCCCGTCATCTACCCCTATGTGACCTGGGCAGAGGTTGGCGGCAGCCCGCACAACCAACTGGCCGGGCGGCCCTGCGGTGATCGCATCACCACGCAGATAGAAGTCTGGTCGAAGACCAAAGACGGTGCCGAGGCTGCGGCCAAAGCACTGCGCGATGCCATCGAGCTGGACTGCTATATCACTGCCTGGCGCGGCCGAAGCCGTGACCCGGAAACCAAGACCTACCGCATCAGCTTTGACGCCGAATGGCAATTGAATCGCTGATGCATTAATTACCCACACGGGGCCGCCTAGAGCGGCCCTTTCTGTTTCTTGAAAGGACTTGCCATGGACCGCATCCTCCCGCAGGGTTCCGAGCTTTTCGCACTCGCGCCCAAAAAAGACGCACCGACCGAGTTTGAGGTCATCAAAGTGGATTGCGCGATCTCCATTGATTTTGGGGAAGACGAGCGTGACGATCTGGAGGACACATGCCTCGAAGAGCGTGACAACCACACCACCATCCCGGGGCTGAACACCCCCGGTGAGTCTGCGGTCACCGTCCGCATCAACCCGCAGAATCCTGGCCATGTGCGCCTCCACCAGCTCTCTGACACTGGTGAACGTTTGCTGTGGGCATTGGGCTGGTCTGACGGCACAGAGTCTGCTGCGCCCAAGTCCGGCGGCACGATGGAGTTTGAGCTGCCCACGACACGCACCTGGAACGTGTTCCAGGGTCACATCAAACGCTTTAACTTCGTCGGCTTTGAAGTCGGTGGCGAACCTATTCAGGGTGCCATCACCATCAAGCGCGCCACCAAGCCCGTGTGGGTAGTGAAGGTGCCCACACCATGAAGCTCGCTGACCTGCAAAAGAACGGCGGCTTTGTGGATGCCGCCCCGGTGAAAAAGCCCATCAAGTGGAAAGCGCCTGATGGCTCTGAGCAGGCGGGCGACATCTGGATCGTACGTCAGCCCTTTGGTGTGATCGAGCAGGAGATCGGCAATGCTGCTCCTGATCGCAGCAAGGGCGCGAAGATGATCAGCCTCAGCGTGCGGCTCGATAGCGGCAAAGAGCAACTGACCTATGACCAGGCGTACAGCCTCACCCCGGCCCTGGCTTGGGCCATGGTGATGGCCATCAACGAGGTCAATGCCCCAAAAAACTCACAGCCGCCGATGAGTTCTGGCACGAGCTCGTCCTCGCCGGCATCGGCGGCAAAACCATCGCGGAGGCAAAAGACCGGTTGAGTTTTGATGAGGTGCAGTCGTGGCTGGCGTTTCGTGAGAAATACGGTTCGCTGCATCTCCAAACTCATATCGAGCGCGCGGCCGCAACTGTCGCCCACACCGTCAGCCAGACGGTGGCGCGCAAGAAAAGCAGCCAGGCCCCCCGGTTTGAGGACTTCTTGCCTCAACGAAAGGGAGCGCAGGCGGCAGTCATCACCCTTGAGGAGGCAATGCGCGAGTGGCGGTAGCCGCTTGCGAGTCTCCCCGACCATCGCAGGATTTTTGAACCATGGCTCGTCAACTTGGCACCCTCACCATCGATCTGATTGCCAAGATCGGGGGCTTTACTGAAGGCATGACCAAAGCCGAGCGGGTGGCAGATCAGAAATCACGCGAGATGGAGCGCAAGATGAAAGAGCGCTCCGAGGCCGTGGAGAAGGCATGGACCGGTATCGGTGCAGCCATCTCTGCGGGTATTGCGGGCATCACTGTCGGCAGTGTCTTCAGCAAGGTCCTGACGGAATCCAGGAATGCCGAGCAAGAGCAGGCTTTGTTGGCAGCCGCGCTCAAGGCAACAGGTAACCAGGCCGGCTATTCTCAGGATCGGTTGAATGAGATGGCTTCCGCGATGGAGAGCATCACCACCAAGTCGGCCGGGGAATTCAACCAGGCGCAAACGGTGCTGCTTGGCTTCACCAACATCGTGGGCGAGCAACTGCCCCAGGCGCTCAAGCAGGCGGCGAATTTTTCCGTCCGCACCGGTGCTGACATGAAGTCTGCGGCTGAGACGGTTGGTCGTGCCTTGGACATTCCCAGCGTGGGCATGGCGAGCCTGGCGCGTCAGGGCTTCAAGTTCTCCGAGTCGCAGATCGAGGCTGCCGAGAAGCTGGAGCAAACCGGTCGCATCGCTGAAGCCCAACAGATTGTTCTGAATGCGCTTGAGGAAACCTATGGCGGTGCGGCAGAGGCTGCTCGCGATACCTTTGGTGGCGCTGTCGATGGCTTGAGAAATGCCCTCAACGGACTCATGACTGGCGAAGGTGGCAGTCTGGATGGAGCCAAGAAATCTCTTAACGACCTGACAGATACGCTCGGCTCCAACACCACCAAGGCAGCCTTTGAGTCCATTGTCGGCTGGGTTGTGTCGCTGACCAATATGGTGATCCAAGCCACGGCAAACATCGTGGCATTCATGAACACCGCCGACAAACTAGGTGCTCTGACGGGTACAGACGTGTTCGGAAAAATGAAGTCGGAGGCCGAGGCCGCCGGGGCGGAAGTAAAGCGTCTTGGCGACCAGCTTGAAAGGCATCAGGAGGCATTGAAGCGAGATCCGTCCAATGTAATTCTCCAGCGTTCTGTCACCAATACACGCAAGCTTGTCGATGCGGCAATGAAGCGGGCTGCCGGCGCATCAGACACACTCAAGGATTGGGCCAATGCTGCCGCAACGGCTGCCAAGGTTGATCCCTTGATTGCCCCTGATATGACGCCGAGGAAGCCTGGTACGGTCAATCTCAAGGACGGCACGCCGAGTAAAAAGTCTGGCGGTGCCAAGGTCGACAAGGACGCAAAGGCTGCGGATGACTTCCTTCGATCGCTTACAGAGCAGGTCTACAAAACGCAGGAGCGTACCGCCTACGAGAAGCTGTTTTTCGATATTCAAAGCAAGGGCTTAAAGCTTTCCGAGTCTCAGCTGGATAAAGCCACCGGCTTGGCGACCATGATCGACATGGCCAAGGAGGCGGAGGTTTCCCGGGCTGCGGAGGTGGCCCGCAGCAATGACTTGTACGAGGCTCAGAATCGCCTTATTGCCAAAGAGCAGCAGTACCAATTGGAGATGCTGACCTACGGCATGGGCGACAAAGCTGCGACCGAGCTGCGGGAGCGCATCAGCCTGATGCAACAGCACCAGGCCGAACTACGTAAGCTCCAGCAGGATCAGGCGCTTGCGCTGGCGGGTACTGACAGTGAGAAAGAGCAAGAGCGTATCCGTGCTCAGTATGCGATGCGCTTGCAGATTGTCGAGACTGCACAAGCGCAAGAGCTGCAACTGTACGAAGACTTCCTGGCTCAGAAGCGCCAAAAGGAAAGTGACTGGGCGGCCGGAGCAGCGTCGGCACTCAATACCTACCTTGAGAACGCACGCGATGTGTACTCACAGACGGAGAGTGTTGCGGCGAAGGCGTTTGGCGGTATCGCTGATGATCTGACTGATGCAGTCATGACTGGCAAGCTGAGTTTTAACGATCTGGCTAGCTCCGTCATCAAGGATTTTGTTCGTATGGCCATCCAGGCATCCGTTGCAAGAGCTGCGATGTCTTTCCTTGGCTTTTTTGGATTTGCTGATGGTGGGGTGGTCGGCGGCGTTGCAAGCACTGGCGCAAGCTTTGGCTTGTTCGATGGTGGCGGCTACACCGGTCCGGGTGGAAAGTACCAGCCTGCCGGCATCGTGCACGCGGGAGAGGGTGTGCTGTCGCAAGAGGACATGCGCGCGCTGGGAGGTCCTGGAGCTTTCGAGGCCTTCCGCCGTTCGCTGCATTCTGGCTACTCGGCTGGCGGTGTGGTTGGTGCAGCGGCGCCAGCGGCAACTCGGCGAGACTGGCATAAGGACCGGGCGGATGCGGGGCCTAAGGTGACTGTGGAGCTTATCGGCTCTGCATTTGACGGGGCTCAGATCACCGAGGAGCGCGGGGCAACCGATGAGGAAACGATCATCCGCGTCGTGTCGAAAGACTTGATGCGTGGCGGGCAAATTTCTCAGATTGGCACGCAGCGTCTGGGCTGGAATCGGGTAGGTCGATAAAGCAAAAGGGACCCGAGGGCCCCTTTTTTGGTTACTTCGCTGCATCTCTTTCGAGTGCTTCTTCTATGGTTTTCGCTGCCGTGTCGAGCATTACAAGAAGACGTTCTGTCGGTACAAAAAAATCTTCATTGTCTTCAGGAGTAAACATTGACTGCGTGGCCTCGGCAATTTTCCGGAAATCGTTTTCTACGCTTCGGATATCAATGTTCCCATTTGCGCATATGGCGATTGTGAGGCGCGATATGGCGAACTCTAATCCTTTGGACTGTGTCTCTAAAGACTCAATGCGTGCTTTCAGCTCTTCAATTTCAGTCATGTTTCAGATTCACAAATTCAGAGTTGATGGAGGCCTGATCTTATCCAGGCCGGACCTTCAATGGAGGCTATTCCGGTGAGCATTTCATCTGACATTGACTGGCCGCAGGGCTTCCCCTGTGTGCTGCGTGAAGGGCACACGACCCGGCACGCCAGCCCTTTGTTGCGTACCAGCATGGCATCGGGCCGGGCACGGCAGCGCCGCAAATTCACCAGCGTACCCAGTGTGCACACGTGTGCATGGCTGATGACGGAGGCGCAGGCACTGTCCTTTGAGGCGTGGTTTGTAGAGACGCTGGTCGATGGTGCGAAGTGGTTCAACATGCCGCTCAGGACGCCCATGGGTTCGGGAAAGCTGCTTTGCCGATTCACAGACATGTATGAAGGCCCGGATCTGGTGGGGGGCGACCGCTGGAAGATCTCCGCTCCGATCGAAGTATGGGCGCGGCCGCTGCTTCCGCCTGGCTGGGGTTTGCTGCCGGAGCTGGTGATTGGCTCCAGCATCATCGACCGGGCAGTGAATCAAGAATGGCCGGAGGGATAGTCATGGCAACCAGCACAGCTTTGAAGCTGCTCTATGCCGGCGACGATGTCACGACCGTGCGCATCTGTACGCTGGACATCGAGCTGCCGGGTGGCGAGCACATACGCCTTGCCCACAGCTATGAAGACCTCACGCTAGGGGTGGATGGTGTGCCGCAACTCTTCGAGGCCTGCGGCCTGGAGATCTCTCTGCCGGAGCGCAGCACCGTTGGAAACCAGGCTCTGCACTTTGGTCTGGGGGTGGTCGATGGCCGGGCGCATCGCTTGATCAGTGATGCGCTCGACTCTGGCCAGCCTTCGTATGTGGTCTACCGCGAGTATCTGTCGGACGACACTTCGGCGCCGGCGGCCGCACCGAAGCGGATGCTGATCCAGGGGGGCGATCTGAATAGCAACGCTTTGCAGATTGAGGCCAGCTACTTCGATCTGCTCAACCTTGCCTGGCCGCGTGATCGCTACACGGCAGACAAGGCGCCTGGGGTCAAGTACCAATGAGGCAGTTCCTGAAGTCGCGCTATGTGCGCGGCGGTCGCGGCCCCGTGGACTACGACTGCTGGGGCCTGGTGCGCGATGCACGCTCGGCGCTGTTCGGCCGGGCCTTGCTGCCGACCCTGCAGGATGCTCGGCCGGGTGAGCTGCGCGGCATCACGCGCGCGGTCGACCAGGTCATAGCCCTGCATGGCTTCGCGCAGTGCAGCCCTCGGGTGGGCGCGGTTGCCACGGCCTGGAGGGCCAGCCTGTGCGTGCATGTGGGGCTTGTGGTCGAGGTGGACGGCCAGCTGCGAATACTCGAAACCGATGAGCCCGGTGGGCCTTGTCTGACTGCTCTCAACCGATTTCAGGCCCGCTACACGCGGGTTTTGTTTTATGACGATCAAGATTTACCCCGGTCAGATGCCGAGCCAGCCTGTGGAGTCGCACCCGTGGGCGGGCACGATTGCGGGCTGGTTTGCGGCGGTCGGCATTGACTATGCGGCGCGCGAGATCCAGCCCATCACGCTGCACCTCAATGGCGTACTGCTGCCGGTGGATGCCTGGGCCGAGACGGTGATCAGCAATGAAGACCAGGTTGATCTCCGCCCCATCCCTCACGGCGGCGTCTTCAAGCTGGTGGGCAGCATCTTCAACTTCTTCTTCGGCTGGCTGCTCCCATCGACCAGCAACCAGCGCTATGACACGCCGCAGGGCAAGCAGCTGAGTTCGGCCGAGGGCAAGGCCAACACGGCAAAGCTCAATGGCGTAGTGCCTGAGCTGCTGGGCCAGTTCATCCGCTACCCCGACTATCTGACCCCGCCGCGCCGCTACTTCAGCACGCCGCGCGAGCAGTGGCTGGAGATGCTGCTCTGTGTCGGCCCCGGCCAATACCAGATCGATCCGGCCACGGTCAAGATCGGCAACACGCCGCTGAGCACGCTGGAGGGCGCTGAGTTCACCGTGCACGGTCCTGGCGCCGATCTCGGGGGCATCACCCAGCATGAAAACTGGTACAGCTGCCCGGAGGTGGGCGGCACCAGCGCCGGCACGGCGGGGCTTGAGCTGAGCGCCATTGACTCGGGCAACGTCAATCCCACGGCTGGCAGCTATGCGCTCAACGGCGCGCAGATCACTGCTGATGTGGATTGGCCCAATGCCTGGGGCTCTGGCACTGCCATGTCGCTGATGTTTGAGCAGGATGTGACTGTCGCCACGGTGCTGCTCACAGGCGAAGAGGGTGGCTCTTACAACACCTTCACGGCCGACTGGCGCGAGATTGCGCCATCCCTATGGATGCTGCTCACGGCTTCGGGTGCGCTGACGGGCTCGCTGCGGGTGGAGTCGGTGGCCGGCAACATGGTCACCCTGGCTGAGCCTGTCAGCGACGGTGACGGGGGCTTCACCTATAGGCTTATCAGCGGCCTGCCCGATGGGGTCATATCACTGGCCGTGTGTCGTGCCGGGCGTACCTATACGGCTGCGTCGGTGGCCGGCAAGGTGCTGACGCTTGCACCCAGCGAGGGCGGCAGCTGGGCGGGCTTTGCGCCGCGCACAGTGCCGGCAGCAAAGGCCAGCTTTACCGTGCAGGCAGATACCGTCTACGGTGAGCAGGCTGGCCCCTTTGTAAGCTGCCCGGCCGCTGAGGTCTCCAGCACGCTGGAGGTGGATATCTTCTTCAGCCAGGGCCTTTGCTATGTCTCCGACAAGGGGGAGGTGCAGGGCAGATCCGTGGGGGTGGAGATCCAGTACCGTGACTACGCCGCCGGCGGCGCCTGGCAGAGCGTGGTCAGGTGGTACACCGATGCCACCATGGACCAGATCGGTTTCACCGAGCGCATCGCCTTGCCCTATGCCATGCGGCCGCAGGTACGGGTGCGGCGCCGGGGTGCCAAGAGCACCAGCACGCAGGTGCACGATGAGGTGCAGTGGTATGCCATGCGCACGCGGCTGCCCACGCGCACCAGCTACCCGGACTGGACCACGCTGAGCGTGCGTGTACGGGGTCTGGGGCAGATCGCGGCCAGGTCGGAGAACCAGCTCAACCTGGTGGCCACGCGCATGCTGCCTGTGCTGCAGGGGGATGGCTCCTGGAGCGCGCCCCAGCCTACGCGGGATATCTCGGCCGCTCTGCGGCACATCTGCAGCACGGTGGGCTATGGGCTGGACAGCATCGACATGGCGGAGCTGCAGCGCTTGCATGGCATCTGGACGGCTCGCGGTGAAACGGCAGACCATGTGTTTGACGAAACCACGGTGCTGGCTGCCCTGCAGGCGGTACTGGCCGCCGGCATGTCCGAGCTGACGATCGATGACGGCCTGCTGCGTTCTGTGCGCGCCGGCGTGCGCACGGTCGAGGACGGCCACGCCTACAGCGCACAGAACACCACGGAGGGTATTGCGCGGTCATTCAGCGGCATCCGGCCCGACGACAACGATGGCGTGGAGGTGGAGTTCAGCGATGCCAGCGACAACTGGAACACCAAGACGGTGAACTGTGTGCTGCCTGGCTCACTGGGCATCAAGCTGGAAAAGCTCAAGGTACTGGGGGTGACAGACCGCACGCGCGCCTGGCGCATCGGCATGCGCCGAGCCCGGCAACTGCGGTATGAGCGCTGGACTTACAGCTTCACCACGGAGCTTGACGCGCTCAACAACAGCTACGGCGACTTTGTCAGCCTGGTGGATGACATCCCCGGCTTCGGCCAATCGGCTCTGCTCACTGGCATCAGCATTGCCAGCGGCCAGGCCCGGCTGGAGGTGACAGAGCCGCTGCGCTGGGAGAGCGCAGATCCGTATGTCGTGGCGTTTCGCAGGCCTGACGGCACGCTGGCCGGGCCATGGCCAGCAGCTCAAGGGGCTAGCGCCTATGAAGTGCTGGCCCCGATTCCGGTTGAGGAGTGGCCGCAGATCAAGCTGCCGGAGCCGCCCCATGTGTATTTCGGGCCGGTCACCCGCTGGAGCTTCCCGGCCATCGTCAAGAAGGTCAGCCCCAGCGGCACCGATGGTGCCAGCGTGCAGTGCGTGAACTACGACGCCCGCCTGTTCGATGACGACAACAACTCGCCACCGCCACCTTGAGTAGCCGGCCACCTGGCCACAGAGATCTTCAACACCCGCCCGCATGGTTCGCCCAGCGGGCTTTTTGTTTTGTGCGAGGACACATGACGACATTCGACACAGGTAACCCGCTGGGAAGTGCAGATCCTCGCGATCTGTTTGACAACGCGCAGAACATCGATGACGCGGTAAACGGCGAGGGCAAGACTTGGGTGGACCGGTTTGGCCGTACCCGAGTTTCCATGAAGGGCGTGGAGGAGGCTGTGCCTGATGCGATTGCGGCCCGTGATGTGACTATCTCTGCGAGGGATGATGCTGTTCTGGCGCGCGATGCGTCTATGGCAGCGGCAGGCCCGCTGTATGCGACCGAGGCCGCTGGCCGTGCAGCAGTGGCAGACGGAGTGTCGTTTAAGGTGCAGGGCAGTGGGTCTATTGCGGTCTCGATATACCGCCGCGTGAATTCGGCAACCAGCACTTTCTTGGCGTCCATCCCATCAAGTCTTGCGTTTGATAACTACGACAAGAGGGTGACCACCTTCAAGGGGATATTGGCGCCATCGACCAATATCACCACGATAGGTGTCATCGGTGTATACGCTCTTCAATCTGGGCAGTCCTATACAGGGATACCGCCAGAAGCCGCAGGGCTCGGCTGCCAACTGATGGTTGAGCCAGCGACATCTGATACCCAGGGCTACGTTATCCAGCGATTGACTGTCCATGCGGAGTCTGAGCGGTACTGGACCCGCCGAGTCCAAGTTCTCCAGAATGTCGAAAACAACGTCCCAGGGACATGGCGATATAGCCTAACCCCCGCAACGGATGCGTTCAACAACGCCTTGAACGCATCAATGCATCAGCGCACTAGCGCCCATCCTTCTGGTTCGACTGTTGCAATACTTAAAGCGATCGGCTCTTACACGCTGTTGTCTTCTGGGACCTATCCCGATATTCCCGATTATGCGAAGGGCAAGGGATGCATCGTTGAGGTCTATCCGGTGACGCCGGAAATTTCGCTGCAGCGGTTGACGATTCATGCTGAGGGCGGATTTTCATACGCGCGGCGTGTGACGTATGGATCTGATCCATCAAACAACAATCCGGGTCAATGGTTCCCGGTTGGTGCTAGCTTTTCGGGTCTGCCGACAGGGGAGCGCAGGATTCAAAACGGAGCGCCATGGCTGCGGAGCGGGTCGGTGCGCGTGCGGGAAACGTGGGGTGATCTGTACAACCTTCCCACGACGACCATCATTGGCGACTTGACGAAGCTGTATGCGTTTTACGACGCACTCGTCACTGAGTTCCCCGCGTATGTCTCGCGGGAAGAACTGGGGCGTGATCAGTGGGACTATCCGATTTACCAATACGTATTCAAGCCGCCAGAAAGGCGTATGTATGAATACTCGGCTTCAGTCGGGAAAAGGCCAAAGGTACTGATTACGTCAGGAACTCACGGAGCTGAGCGCGGGGCTCAAATGGGTGTGATTATCTTTTTCGATAATCTGTGCCGCCATTGGCGTGATCTTGATGGGTATAACGAACTACGCTGGAATACTGATTTTGTTGTAATCCCGGCAACAATACCAACATCTGTTCAAGACGCAGCACGGAAAAATAGAAATGGGGTTGACTGTAATAGAAACTTTAATTGGAAGTGGGGCGAGGGTACGAATCCAAGCCCTGACCCCGATAGTCCGATGTATCAAGGGCCATCCGCAGCATCTGAAATAGATGTTCAGGTTTTGCAAGCGCAAATTCCAGCGCGTCATAGTGACGCGGTTGTGATGATTGAAAACCACAATCACAATAATCCACAGGCGTTTTGGATCGGTAGTAACAGCCCGAATGCGATGTATATCGGACTTGCGGCGGCGGATAAATTAACTCCTTATTTGTGGCATGAAATAGTGCCCGGTGGCGACTTTTCTCAAACGACTCAGTTCGTCACGAGGAACTATGAGGGGTCGTTTGCAGGTTACATGGAAGCGCAAGGCATTCCGTCAATTCTCATAGAAACATCCGGAGAACTCAATTTTGCTCAAAACGATGGGACTGTCACATCGCTTCGTCGCTTGCATGAATTGCTGCTGCTGAATATTGTTCAAGAAGCTGTTGCAAAAGAGATGCGAAAGCGCTTCGAGACGTGGCCGCTGTAAGCTACAAGCATGCTTTGCGCTACAGCTTCAGGAGCCGTGGCAGCTTGGAGCGATGTAGGAGCAGGCGATTTATCTGTCTGCTCCCCTCAGGCCGTACCAATGTGAAGTAGCAAGGGGTCCGCCATTCAGGAGAATCGCGGACATGAGAAAGAGCAAGTTCACAGAGGAACAGATCATCGGGTTCCTCAAACAGGCCTAGGTCGGCATGGCGGTGGCGGAGATTTGCCGCAAGGGCGGCTTCTCCGACGCCACGCTCTACAAGTGGCGCGCCAAGTTCGGCGGCATGCAGGTGTCAGAGGCCAGACGGCTGCGCGAGCTGGAGGCGGAGAACGCCAAGCTCAAGCACCTGCTGGCCGAGGCGCACCTGGATCTGCATGCGCTCAAGAGCGTGCTCGGGGTAAAAAGGTAGCCCCACAAGCCCGGCGCGAGCTGATCACGCAGCTGGTGCAGGAGCACCAACTGTCCGAGCGTCGCGCGTGCGGGCTTGTGGGGCTAAGCCGAGACAGCTACCGGCACCCACCGGTGCCCAGCGCACAGACCCAGGCCCTAAAGGACAAGATCGTCGAGATCGCGCATGTGCGTCGGCGCTTCGGCTACCGGCGCGTGCACGACCTGCTGCGCAACGACTTCCCTGGCGTCAATCACAAGCGGGTGTACCGGCTCTGCAGCGCGGCCAATCTGGCGGTTCGCAAGCGCAAGAAGGCCAAGCGCCCCGTGATGGAGCGCACGCCCCTAAACATCGCCCAACGCATCAACGAGGTGTGGAGCATGGACTTCGTCAGCGACAGCCTGGCCAGTGGTCGGCGCATCAAGTGCCTGACCGTGGCCGATGACTTCAGCCACGAATGCGTGGAGATCGCTGTGGACTACGGCATCAGCGGCCTGTACGTCACCCGGCTGCTGGATCAGGCGGCGCAGCTGGTCATGAGATCCCTGCCCAAATCCATTAACCTTCAACCCCAGGACCCCAACCTAATCACTGGTACGGCTGAAGGGGGCAGGTCATGCATGACCTGCATTCATGCAGTTAGAATCTGAAGCTTTGCCTGTCTTGCAAACTTTGCTGACCATGACACATGATTCAGGAGTGCTCATGTTATTTTAATATTTCCAGTAGAAATATTTGATGTGGTAATTATTTGGTTTATTAGTAAAGGTAAGCATGCAGAGTGTTAATGGAGATAAAAATCTTGCGTTTGAGGAAGTTCGGTCTTTAGATCGTTGGCCCGTTCCTGCATTTTTTTACGATAATGTTTCCAATTTTATGGATAAGTCCTATCTCACGACTGGCATTCACTCCATAACTGCATCAGGTCTGCCCCTTGAAATATTGGTGGATTTAAAGGCTGGAAGGCCAATAGTATTTTTTCTGAATGGAGCCGTGCCCCGCAGCAAAGATGTCAAGCTCCCAGTCTTTGCAGGGTTGTCTGTTGTTCCATCCGGGGAGGTCAGCAGAGTTTACATCAATGATCCGAGTCTCTATCTTGATCAAACTCTATCTCTCGGTTGGTATGCTGGATCGAGTCAGCTTAATCTGCAAAAAATTCTTCCAGATATTATTGCAAAGATAATTAAAGTAGCTAGAGCAAGCAAAATAATGTTTGTTGGAGGCTCAGGCGGTGGGTTTGCTAGTCTTTATTATTCGCGGTTGTTTTATGGCTCTCTTGCAGTGCCGTGGAATCCTCAAACAAACATACTAGATTATGTTCCAGTCCATGTTGAAAATTATGGAAAGGTAGCTTTTGGGCTTAATGATATTGGTGCATCTAAAGCTCAGCTTCCTAATTTAATTGATACGGATCTACGGCAACTCTATTCTAGCCAGGATAGCGGTAATTATGTTCTTTATCTGCAAAACGATTCAGACTCACATGTTAAAGATCACCTTGTTCCATTTTTAATCGCTCAAGGAATTGAAAGCAAAGAATGTGATAAATGTTTAGGCGGGTTGGTAAAACATAACATTTATGTTCATATGGATAATTGGGGTGATGGACATGCTCAGCCAGCAAAGAAATTTTTAATGCCTTTGCTTCGAAATTTAATTGGATATGATAAAGAGTGGAGCACTTTATTTAGAGATTGCGGCATTGATAATTTGATAGAAAAATCGAAGAATTCGTAGTTTATGTTAAATGGTGTCTTTCAGTATCTGATTTTTTAGATAGCGCATGAATCTAGTTTGATAAAGAAATCGCTAATTCTATAACCCGCTTCGGCGGGTTTTATTTTGCCGCCTCCGGGCGGTTTTTTTATGCCCGGGGAGGGCTATGAGCAATGCAGCAGAAAACGGGGCCATCGTTGCAGGAAAGACTGCAGCATATGGCGGCGCGGTCAGCGCAGTTGTGAGCGGTCTGACTATCTCGGAATTAGGCGTGATTGTGGGTATCGCAGTCGCAGTCCTGGGGATGATTTTTGGACAGTACTGGGCATGGCGCAAAGATCGGCGGGAGCAGCGCGAAATGGAGGCTCGAATGCAGCACAAATTTGGTGCAGGGTGGGATGAGGCATGAGCAATTCAAAAACAAGGGTCGCAGCAGCGGCCCTTTCTCTTTCTGCAGTGGCAGGATTGGGCTGGATCAAGTCCGAAGGCGAAGGGCCCAAGAGCGTCAGCCAGTCTGGCGAAGTCCTGCTGCATCCCTACGTGCCCACGCAGGGCGACGTGCCCACCATTGGCCACGGCAGCACGCACTACGAGGACGGCCGACGCGTCACGCTGAGAGATCCGCCCATCACACGCCAGCGCGCTGCTGAGCTGGCACTGGGCGAGCTGGACCGCACCTACGCCAAGTGTGTGCGCGACAGCCTGGGACAGACCTTGGTCAATCAGACCGAGTTTGATAAAGCCGCAGACTTTGCCGGCCAGTACGGCTGCGGCGCCTGGCGCGGCTCCAGCATGCTGACCAAGACCAAGGCTCGGGACTATGCGGGAGCGTGCCGTGCATACCTGAACTACAAGTTCATGACCAGCGCACGCCGCGAGGGGCCGGGCTGGGTGGCCTACCAATGGGACGAGGCAGGCAAGCCCACGCGCTGGCGCTTTGACTGCAGCACACCGGGCAACAAGGTCTGCGGCGGCGTCTGGACACGACAGCAAGGGCGCTACAACGCCTGCATGGAGGCGCAGCCATGACCGGCGCATCACGCATCTGGCCGTGGCTTGCCCTGGCCCTTGCCCTGTTGTTGGCCCTGCAGTCCCAGCGGCAGGCCAAGGTCGAGACTTCACATGCAAAAGCGGATGCGGCTCAGGCCCAGCAATCGCAAGCTGCTACAGAAAAGAAAGCGGAAGCCGTGGTGAAGCACGGTGCCGCCCAACAGGGAAACACCCATGACTACACGCAAGAAATGGCCCGCCTGGAAGCTGGCCGCACTGCTGATGCTGCCCGTATTGCAGGCCTGCAGCACGACATCCGCGCCGCTGCCACCCTCAACGCCCAGCTTGCTGGTGACGCCGCTGCCTGCCGAGATCTCGCAGATCGACACGAAAGACTCGCAGCCCTGGCGGCAGAAGGCGCAGAGCTGGTTAGCGAGGCTGGCAGCCTGGTCCAGCGGAGAGACGCCCAAGTAGAGCTGCTGCTCGGGCAGGTGACTGCTGATCGTGCGCTGCTTGAGCGGATCCAATAA